AATTACAAGTGTCTGTGAAGAACTTGTAAGAGTTGCGTTGCCACCTGCCGTATAACTAGCAGAGTCTCTACTTACACCTAGTGTGTTTGAAGATACTTGTACACATGCGATATTAGCGGTAACAATCACGTTACCGGTTGGAGAGTTTACAGTAATGCCCGCGCCGGCAGTTCTGTTAACAGAAATTACTGCTTGGTCCTGAAGTCCACCAAATAACTCTGTAAAGTTCTCTTGTGTTTTCAGGAACGCAGTTCTGATAGCATCTGCATCTGGATCGTCTGGGAATGTACCAAAGTCAATGTTACGTTGCGCCATATTAATAATCACCTTATGTTTGTATTTATCGTTTTTTGTTTAAAGTGACTTAGCCAAAAAAATGCCCGGGACCTGCCCGGGCATTGTTTTTAATGTAATTACATTACTTACCGATGCCTGCAAGTTTCTTCCATGCTGAAACATCTTCATCGTTACCGTTTCTAGCACCTTGGCTAGCAATGACAGGAACAGTTGTTTGACCAGTTGCCTTAGGCTTGTTCAATCCACCTGAGATAACCTTAGTCATGAAGTCAATGTCTTGTTCAAAACTTGCATCAGTACCTTTGCCGGGTCCTGGGCCTGCTTGATTTGCCCACTCATCAACTTTTTCTTTCTTGTCTTTCTTGTCATCATATTCGATATCTTTAGCAACTTTTTTACCGGCACGTTCTGCCTTGTCATCATCTTTGCCCTTATGACCTTCGTCATATTCGATATCTTTAGCAACTTTCTTACCAGCCTTTTCAGCCTTGTCGTCCTTCTCAGCGGTTGATTCTTCCATGAATACTAAACGCTTATACAAGTCTGTGAAACTAAATGATTCTGATACTTCTTCACCATCTTCGTCACCTGATGCTGACATATCTTCTTCACCTTCTTCACTTGCTTCTGGACCGTCACCACCTTCGTTGAAAGTAGTTGTCTTGTTTTGCTGTGCGGCTTTAGCAAGTGCCATGTCAGTCTGTGCTTCTGATTCTTCATCGGCAGTGTGTTCTGCTTCTTCTGAATCTGGAGCATTATCTTCTGCAACTTCAAATTCCATTTGGTCTTCTGATTCTACTTCATCGACCATTTCTTTGCCTTCGTCACAACCACAACCACCTTCGGCAGTCATCATTGTTCCGCATTCGTTGCACATTTCGTCATCGTGATCATGACCTTCTTCGTCAGCGTAATCTTCTGAACCGTGTTCATCGCCACCTGACATTTTCTTCATAAGAGCAAGCATACCATCATGGTCATCAATTACCTTAATGCCACCGTGATCTGCACCTGCTTCTGGTGCACCATAATCACTGTGTTGATCTTGACCACCGAATAAACCGCCACCTAGTGTCTTAATTAGACCCAATAACTCTTCTGCTTCACCATCTTGTGCAGTAACGCTAACTGAGTCAGGCATACCTTGCTGTCCCTTACTAATAGAAACACTCATGCCTTCTTCAATCTTTTCGTCACCTTCAGTTAATAGTCTTTCTAGTTCACGGTCCAATGATTCAAATGCATACTCATCTACTTTAGCATTATAATTTGAACGGTCAGTGAATGTTTTACCACCTACTGAAAACTTCTCGCCCTTATCTGCTTTTGCTAATGCGGCAGTGAATGCATTGCCTTCGTCCATTTCTGCTTCCATAGCAGCCATTTCCATAGCCTGATCAGCCATACCACCTACTGTTGCTGGTGGAGTTGCTGGAGCAGTTACTTCATCTACCATACCTTGAATTGGCTTCATGCCATAGCACTCATCGAGGCCTTCTTTGTAGCCTTCGTGATACATACGTGCTTCTTCCATATCTTCAAAGGATTTACCATGATAAGCATGACCCTTCAATCCATGTGCTTTACCCTCTAAGCGGGCCGCTTGTAATTTGTGACTCATGCCTTCTTTGACCTTCTTCTTATCGGCTGCTGCCTTCTTCATTGATTCTTTCTTATTGCCATCTTTGTCTAGGTCTAAGAAATCTGGCTTCTTGCTTTCTAATGTTGTCTTGCTACGACCAGCACCTAAGTTTGCACCCATTGCTGTTTGATTATCCATTGTAGGCTGTTCAACTTCGTTAGTCTTTGAACGTAACTTAGCAAGTACTGCACCTGCTACCTTCTCGCCTTTTTCTTTAGAGCCATACTTTGCGGCTGCACTCTTTGCAATCTTAGCAAAGTTTTTGCCTGGCTTACCAATGTCTTTACCTGCACGTGCTTTCTTAGCACTGTAATCATCTTCTGCCTCTTCGCCTAACTGATCACCTGCAAGACTCATTTCACCCTTGCCAATTGACTGCTTGATTTGTGCTGCCAACTGTGGGTTTGAAACTGTACCTAATGTTTTGTTGCCTTGCTTGATAACCTGAGTATTCTGCTTTGCAGGCTCCATTGTTACTTGTTCTGCTTCTGCAATAAAGTTAGCATCTACATGCTCAAACCAATCCTTAAGAGTATTCTTCTTAGTTGGTAGTTTGTCTAACTCTTTGCTCTTCTTTGGCTTATTGCCAATCATAACGTCTTGTAAATTCTTAGCATTGTCATACTTCTTGACAGTGCCTGTTTCGTCACTACCCTTAGCAGGACGGCCTCGACCGCGCTTTACAGCAGGAGCCGCGTCCTTCTTTTTCTCATCGCCTTCTTCGTCAGTGTCATACTTGCGACCATAGCCGCCTGCATCAGCCTTGTGTTTCAAGCCTGTTGCTGTTTTCTCTGTAGCCTCTGACAATTGGCCTAATGTTTCTAACATATCTTTGAAATTCATTTTTGTATCCTCTAAATGTTATACCATCGCACCAGTCTTAGGCTTCGGTGGTCTGCTAATTTTGCTCATTGGACTTTTATCACCTAGTGTCTTATCATCTAAGTATGGCTTAAATGGGTCAAACGCATCAGGTGTTCTAGTACCTGCATAGGGAATGCCAATCTTATCAGTTTTTGTTTGATCTTTAATGCTGTTTAAATATGAATTGCTATAATCTTTACTTGCTTCCTTGGCGCCGGCTGCTGAACCCATTTCTTCATGAGTTAGTAGTGGGCTTTCTTTCATTTGATTTTCGTATTCATCATTTTCAACATTGATACTATCATCGTAATTAGTATTCACTAAACGAACATAATCAACGTTATAACCTAGCAACTGTGCCATTTGTTGAATCATTGGCTCTGTAGCAGGATAACGGAACTTGCCCTTAATGATAGTAACTGGCATATTCGCTAGATTAGGAAATCCATATGGATCCTTCTGAATAGGCGTAGTTGTTGGTGATGAGATTTCGATAGGATCAAACTTCTTAAGATTGTAGACAAATAGGTCTAGGAAGTTCTTATCGACCTCGCCGGCGATTTTAATAGTGCAATTATAAGTATGCACACTTTCAACAATGTATTGTTTTAGGCTTTTCATATTCAATTCCCGTATCTCATATTTATCATTTATTCTCAGATTTTGCGATGAGGGCCTTTAGCAACTCATTGCGATCTAATGCTTGGCCTTCGCCTAGCGGGGTATTTTCTACCTGTTCAGTCTTACTAAGAAGTTTCTGATCTAGTTGAGCCTTCTTTAATTGAAGATCAATCATCTTTAATTTCTTATTTAATTTAGCAGTCTTAGCAGTAATAGCATGCCCTAATAGGCTACTTGCTACACCGAATATTTCACTACTAAATCTACTATCTACTTGCATACCCAAATCCATCAAATCTTTATAACTTGATGTTGCAAGAGATGCAAGTTCATCCATTTCATTATCGGCTGCTTCTAAGCCTCTAACTTGCGGTAATGCTTGCTCAATCTTATCTAAATTTTCAAGTGCAGTTTCAGTTACTTCTGCGGTCTGTTCGGGCAACGGATCAGTAATATCTCCGTTGGGAGATTCATTAGTTGCCATATCAAATAGTTCTTCAAGTTTCTTAGTCATCGTGAAGTATTTATTTCCCTTTTCTTCCATTGTAGAAAAGGTCATCTTCTGTAATGACTCTAAACGCAAATCCTTGACTCTTGCAATATGCCATTGCAGAAGCCCACTTAGCATGATTGATTGCTACAATCATTCTATCTTTAGCACTAGCAACTTTGCTTTCAATTAAACTTTGTTTTTTTGGCTTAATCTCTACTACTTCTGCAATCTTTTGCCCACGCTTATTTTCATAAACTACAAAAAAGTCGGGGATATAGTTAGTGGGTTTTCCTGTTAGTGGATGTTTATATGGAATAGTCATTGCTTCACTAGCCCAATATAAGACATTATCATTTGAATCGCAAAAGGTCATGAATGTTAATTCCCATCCTGACCTATATTTAGGCTTATGTTTGCCTATGTATTTCTGAGGATTCTTAGGGGTGTAGATACCTTGTGCCCACTTAGCCATATCATAACACTACGTTTCTTTGTACTGACTCATTTGGCTTAGGAATATTACCGACACCATATAGTGATGCTTTGCTTTTGAAACTATTAAGATAGTAACAAATGACTTTATTCATTTGAAGTTTATTAGGTTGACCCTTAATAATTTCTAACAATTCAATTACATTGACTCCGCTTTCTTGCGCAATTCTAAACAATAATGCAGTAAAGTTAGCGGCAATCTTTGTATTGTTAGATGTGCCTTTGAAATAAGAATACACTACATCAAAGTCAGCGGCGTTGACGACAAGTTTCGTGTTATAGAAATTGTCAAAAATTCTTACTGTTTGATCTAATGAGTTACGATTTGATATAGTTGCCATAATACTATTTATGCAACCAAAAAGAGAATGAAATTAGCCGCCCGGATCAACACGTGGTCCAGAAGTTAAATCAGCACCATTGAATTGTTGTCCAGCAAGAGGCTCGCCAGTAATTACTGGTTGTCCTGAACCATTGCCTAAGTTTTGTGTATTGATAGGCGGAGCACCTGCTGTTCCTAATGGACCAGGTGTTCCACCTGCTGAAGGGAAATCAAACAATGTATTACGTGTATTAGGTGTGTTAGTAATAGCATTTCGTAGCATTCCAGTTAATTCGGCTGCGGCTACTTGTTTGATATTCGTATTCTTAAATGTATTATATGCTGTACCTGCAGTTTTAATTGCGCCCAACAAATCACCTCGTTGTAATGCATCTAATGTGCCGCCGGCTGCATCAACAAGTCCACCTTGACCAAGAATTGTACCATTGGCGCCTGGCTTACTAATTGGACTTTCGTTTCTGTCATAAGTTGCTTGATCGCCGAAGCCTGTTACAATATTACCTGGATCACGACCATCAACAGCACCATAATTATAAACAACAGTTTCATAGTCAAAAGACATTCTGTTGCTCATAGTACCATTACCTTCACTATAGTTATAGGTATCATGTGAAAAACTAGTAATGATAGGATTAATTAACGTATATGCAGTAAAGTTATGTTGATTGAATCCAAAGATTGTGATGTTTTTAAAGAAAGGAATCTTTACATCGCCACCACCCGGCGCCTGAACATTATAACCCCAATCATCGTCACCGGTTATTGAAGTATTATAGATGTTACGATCATTATAATAGTTAGGGCCTTGACCGGCAGCACCACGTGATCCACCAAACTGAACGTTTGGCTTTATACCATCGTTATAGTAGTAAGTGTAATATGCTTCCCATAATTGATTTACTTGATCACCATTGTCATCATGAAAGGTAACATCAATTGGATCATACTTAATTTTAGTTTGAATGATTCTTTTACGATTGTATTGATTTAATTGAACAGTGTTAAAAGAATATGTAGGAAGTTTAATTTCCTTTACTAGTAAACCAAAATTAGTACCAGCATTAACAGGCCCAACACCTCTGCTGTTGAATCCAACAAAGGCGTCAGGGTTAATTTCAAAGTAAGTATGATATAGGAATTTTAGTTTAGGAGCGTTTTGATAATTATTTGTCCTAAACGTTTTTGAAGCGTGGGTATAATCCCTTAGGTAATCGCTGCCGAAGAATGCTCCGGCAGCGTCCTGTAATAGATTCTGTACAAAGCCAGCCATGTGACCTCAGAACCTTTAACTATTAAGTCTGACCACCGATACCTGTAGCGATACCTGTAGAGCCAGAGAATGCACGACCTACGCTTGCACCAACACCGCTTGATAGTGGTGACTGAATTGCGTTATCGTATGCAATAGTCAATGCAATAGTTACTGCTTCTGATGTACCGTAGTTCAATGCGTTATAGTTTGCTGACTTCAAGAAGCAACCGTATAGTTCCCATGTTTCAAGAACAGTAGGAGCAAGAGTGCCGTTACCACCGTCTAGAATTTCAATGTTTGTTTGGAACTTATAGTCTTGACCTGTTGCCGCAGATGCCTGCTCAACGAAGTCCATTTGCTTCTGTAATTGCTGACCAACAGCCTTAGAAACGCTGCCTGATGCATCGTCACGAATGTTAACTGTCATATCTGCCCAAGTATGCTTACCAGCAATCTTGAGTGTTGAGTTATACACTTGCAATGGAATTTCTGCAAATGATAAGTTTGGTCTTGAGCAATCGATAACCTGCTTAGTGAGGCTTAATCCACCTGTAGCGTCAACACCGAAATTCAGAAAGTTAACTCTGAAACGGAATTGTAACTTAGGCATTAACAGACCTTGGTTGCCCCCAGCATTATCAGATGCTACGGTCATGTTAAACAATGATTGTGAGGCTGTTGCCATTTAAATTCTCCTGTTATATGTATTTATCTTTTTAAATGAGTATCCCTTTCGGGATACTCATATTTTCATTACGCTCCGCCCAACTCACCAGTGTTGAAGATACGTACTGGGACATAGATGAATTCGATTGCCTTAACAGGTTCGATTGCAACGTCAATCCATAGTTCATTTCTATCAATTCTAGCAGGTGTGTTGTTGCTGTCATCACATACAACCAAGTAGTCATAGACGCCTCGTTTTGCAACCAAGTCAACTAGCAATGTTTCAACAACACCACTAATCTGCTGTCTTGTGTATGCATCATTTGGTTCGAATACGAACGGTCTAGCTGCGATTGTCAACTGTCGACGGATATAAGCAATCAAACGTGCTACGTTAATTCTGTCAAGTGCAGACAATGAGTTGAAACTTGACTTGTTACCGTAGTTGAGCAATCCGTTACCAGTGAAGAACACCATTGGGTTAATCTGATTAGTATACAATACGTCACGGATACCGATACGTGTCTTAATTGTGATGAATTCACCTGTTTCTGCATCAACGTAACCAATGTTAGTTGCGTTGTCAATGATACCACGACGAGTACCTGCTGGTGCTAACCAAGGATAAGCAACAGTGTCATTTCTTAGGAATGTTCTGATCATCATGTGTGATGCTGGAACAGCAACTAAGTTACCTGACAAGTCTGGTGCAATACCGCTTGGGTAGAATAGACCCATATAAGTGCTACGTGTTACTAGACCATCTTCACCTGTTGATGTAGCACCTGCGGCATTAGTTGCCCATGCCTGAATTGCAGTTGCATCGTCAGGGAGACGTAGTGGTGTATCACCGATAATGAATCCTGTCTCACCACGATCAGCATTCAATACAACCATGTTAGGCTGTAGTTCTGGATAGTTAGGTGTAGCCATCAAGTTGAAGAAGTTATCTTCATCACGAATTGCAGTGTTAGTGTCAATTGCGGCTCTCATTGCCTGAACAACCATTGCTCTCTGAGCCTTACGACCCATGTAAGGAGCACCGTTTGATTGTAGACCACTTGAAGATACCCATGCATCCTTCTGATTTGGAAGAGTTTCATCTGGGAATCTGTCATTGTTGAAGTAGTTTACACGATACTGCTTAACGTTATATCCTGAACGGCGTGTGTTGAATAACAACATACCTACTGGATATAGTGTATTGCTTGGAGCATCTAGATCCAAATAGTTGCTTGTCAATAGACTTACAATTGTTGGGATAGGATCGTCTGCTGGGTTTGTTGTGCCGTTAGTTGCCCAACGTGCATCTTGGAAGATAATGCCATTTGGATCAGTACCGTTAGTGTTGTCGATACGTACCCACTTAGCAGTGCCGTCAACTAACTGCCAACGATTGATTAATGGATAGTTTTCTAAGTCACTTGTATCGATCCACAAGTCACCGTAAACTAGTGCAGTACCATCACTCTGTAGAGTTGGTTCACTTGCACTTACGATTGGTCCGTTAGGATCAGTTGCGTTGCTACCAGTGATGATTGGGAAACCGTTGAAGTCGTAGTTGGTATTCTTATAACCAGCCCAACCGCTAGCAGTATTTACCATGATATCTACTTGGTCAACTACTGAATAGAACCAGTTAGTGTTATTTGCAGGAGCCGCTACTGGTGCGCCTTCGTTAGCAGTCATTTCAAACTCTACCCAGTTTGACAACTGTGCAGAATATGTTTCTGGAGCAACACCATCTACTAATGTTACTGATGATACTGCACCGCCACCGCCGACTGATACAACTATAACTGTCAAGTCGTTTGCTGGGCTTGTACCACCAAAACTAGTGCCTGAAACTACAACTTCGTCACCTACAGCGTAGCCTGAACCTGAACTTGAGAATGTGTCAGGATCTACGTTATATACACCGTATGAAGTTGAAACATTCAAACGTAGACCTGTACCTACACCAGTTGTTGATGTTTGTAGTGGGCTGAATGAAGTTACTACATATGGACCATACTTAACACCTGTTGTTGAATTAGCAATGAAGCCTGCTTCTGCTAATACACCATTACTGATACCAGTTGTTGAACTGTAATCATTTAGTACAATTACACCACCTTCAGTGTGTGTTAACTGTAGTGCGCCGCTGTCAAGCACAACTGCTGTTGTGAATGGAATGCCGGCTGCTGACCATGCTGTTACAAAGTCTGTTGCATCTGTGTTGTCTGCTAATGTTACTGTGTAAACAGAACTTAGTGATGAACTACCTGGAAGTGAGACTTGTGCAGTGAATGTGTATGGACCTGAAGTAAAGTTAGGAGTAGTGTTACTACCTGTAATTACAGTAGGCCCTGCAACTGAACGCTCCCAATAATAGATTGGGCCTGCACTGTATACGTTATTAAACTTGTACTGTGCATAGATTGTTCCTGCAGGGATAGCCTTGCCACCTGTTGAATCTAGTGAACCAATTGCTGACCAGTCACTGGTTGCATTGCTTACTGTCTTTGGAACCCAAACTGCATTCAAGTCATCCCATACTGAGATTACTGGTACGAAACCGTTACCGGCTGAACCAATCTTGATCCATGCAGAACCTGTTGGTCTTGGGTTTGTCTGACTTGTCTGCCATAGAGGCTGCTGACTTGATGTACCTAGTGACAAGCCTAACTGATTATATGTACCGGCTGTGATACCCAAATCAGCAAGTACTGTACCAGTACCACTGATTGTCAAATACTTAGGTTCAACTGAAGTTTGACCACCTGTTTGCTTTGAGAAAATCTGTAGTTTTCCACCGCTTACTGATGCTGACAAATATGCATAACCTAATGCGTTAATATCGGCTGCTAGAACTGATACTAAGTTGTTTGGTGATGATTGTACTGGAACTGAAACTGAACCGCCGCCGCTGATATTAATTGTGATAACATCTGCTGGTGTTAGTGATGGGCTAGATTCAGTACCCTGAACGCAAGGCCATGCTCCTAACCAATCTTCTTCACCTAATGCTGCCCACTGATTTGATGGGGTCTTGAAGAAGAACTGCTTTGCTGTTGATGCGCTTGGATAGTCATATGTTGGGATAGCAATTACTGCGTAATCGCCAATCTGACCAATGCTATCTAGTGGAGCACCACCTGAAATTAATGAACTGTCACTGATAACATATGGAGTTTGTAGTGTGAACTGACCTGTTGTTGAGTCAAATTCATAGATACCCCATGTTGTTGCAGTAGTGTCTAACCAGTAAGTACCATCTGCTGGGTTACCTGTTGGACGACCTGTCTGACCTACTAGACTTGCGAGGTCAATATCAGCACGTAATGTATAAACAGTGTTTGTAACACCTAATGCTGAGTATGCCGCTAACAAGCCATATTCGTTTAATTCGTAACCCTGAATTGGTGTGCCATTGCTTGTTGTATAGAAGAACGGATTACCATATAGTGTTACAAGGTCACGCTGGCTAGTAACTCTGTAGAGTTTACCTGCATTAGCGGCTGTTGTACCTGCTGCCACTCTTGTTGAAGTAGGATCAGCCTTATTCTGTGCTGTCGCAAGCAGAATAAACGGAATTGAGTTTGTGGGCGCTGGAAGATATTGTGCTTCGTCAATAACTGTTACTTCTACGCCTGGAGATACTAGTGCCATGTTTGTTTTTCCTTTATGTAATATTTTGAGGTTTACCACCTAAGTTGTATCTTTATTTATAATAAATTTCAAAAAAGTGTGGTTTACCGAACCTTCGAAGGTGTTTTATAAATATCAGTATGCCACTGAAAAGACCCATCTGTAAAACATGCAATAAGAACTATTGTGCTATCAATTACAAAAGAGATGGCGTGACCCATTACCGAAGTATATGTGATGATTGTGGTAGGAAAAAAGCCAAGAAGAAACCTAAAATTTCTAACTGGGAAAAGGCAGGATATAAGAAAAAACCGCACTGTGATTTGTGCGGCTTTAAAAGTTTATATCCCAGTCAAATGATGGTATTTCATATTGACGGGGACTTAACTAACATAGCATTTAACAATTTAAGAACTATATGTCTTAACTGTGTTGAGGTAGTCAAACGCAAAGAAGTAACATGGAAGCGCGGTGACTTAACGGTTGATTATTGATTCGATTTGCTTATGTAAATGATCAATAGTAGAGTTATTGTCTAGATCATAATCATACTCTAGACCTACACTGCTATATTCGCTAGCGTGTACTTTGTATTCCTCTTCTAAAACTTTCCTAAGATTCTTTTTGACTATGGAATTAAGAGAATTATTGAACGAAACTGCGGTAGATAACCATTTAGGTTCTTCTCCCCGGTGAGTCCTTATCGTAATACCGCCTGCGTTTTTAATAGCAGTCAATTCATTACTGAATCGGCAGTCAGTGATTACGATATCGTCCTTGATATTGAGTAGTCTATTCTCTACACTAGCAACCCAAATGTCGTTGTGAAAATTCTTTCGTGCAACGTCTGTTCCCCATTGCTGTAGAACCCATCGTGGAGTTAAATGAGGGATACCTAAACGTTCTGCCCACCAAGTATCAACTTGCTCTCGCCATTCACGGCTGGCCTTAGTTGACCCTTCAAGCATGTCACGGTCCCAATTGAAGATGACTGCAACTGCATCCTTCAATGCACCTGCAAAACTCATTCTTTTAAAGCCGTGAAACGTGCAAAGATAGTCAGCGGCAGTGTCTTTTCCTGAGCCGATCAATCCGGTAATACCTATGATCATAGAATCTCCCTTAATAAACTATACTATACTAGTTTATCGGGGAGTTGTCAAGTATTATTTTAACCTTGTACCCAAGTTAGTGGCTGTGAGTAGTCAACATAGTTCTTAAGTTGGTCTAGTAACTGTGCTTGGGCTTCTTTAGATTCAGCCTTCATTGCCGCACCGTTCAAACTTGTTCCACCACCTGGCCCTGCGATAGTACCAAATTTCTCACGTGCTTCACCGATGATACCTTTGAGAATAGCAAGAATGAAGTCACCAATCCAAACACCAGCACCCGGATCTTGAATCAATACTGCTTCTGGTCTTTGAATGTCTGCCCAAATTAGAATGCGTTCACCTGAACCCTTGAAGTCACGTGTGATACGTAGTACTTTGGTTACTGGATCAAATGTATATGTTAGATAACCACCAAACATACGTGCAGTCAATTCAACATAACCTGCATAGAAGTCATATGTTGCAAGACCGCCGGTATAATTATAGTTCAATAGATATGTGTTTAGAATAGCACTACTGAATGGATCAAAACTTGTTGAACTAGGTCCTGTTTCAAGACCAACTGTACGTCTAAACAATGATCTTACGTTGATGAACTCACTAGGTAGAGTATATGTATCAACGTTCTTTTCTACAGTTAATAGAGTGTATGATTCTTGTACTGCATTTTCAGCACGTTGGCGATAGACCTTGATAGCATAGTTGTACGCAGCCTCATAATGTTGAGGATCAAGTTCTAAATCGATAATGTCTCCACCCAAACGCAATCTTAGGTTCTCAAAAAGACCCTGTTTAAGTTCTTCTAAGTTATAATTAGTAGGGGTGGATAAAATGTTAGTAGCCATAGTCTATTCCTGTTTGAAGTATTTATCAGGAATAGACTATGGGCTTACCAATTAAATGTCGTTGATTTGACGATTTTCTGAGTAGTGTGCATCAAACGTGCCACCGGGATAACGTGCTTCAAGTTTGCTTACGTTTTCAGCAAGCACTTCATTAGGATCAAGTCCAAGCGCATTACAAGCATTAGCCCAGTACCATGCAATGTCACCTAGTTCACGCTTCATGTGAAAGATATTTTCTTCATTGAGGGGCTTGCCCTGAAAGAAAATCTTCTTGACGATTTCCTGAAACTCGCCGCCTTCACTGCCAAGTCCGGTGCTTGCAGTCATAAGCAATGCAAGATTGACATTGGTGTTAGCATCAAGTTCCTTAAGACGTTCGATGAGTGCATTTAGATCCTTGCTAGGATCACTGCACACAGTGAGAACGAAATCAGAGTACTTATTTAAATCAATTTTATTAGACATATGGATCCTCTAGGTTGTTTTCGTGAATATAATCACGTAGTAAATCGGCATAACGCCAATGCGGTTCTTCACTGTGATGATAATACTGAGCCTTCAAATTTTTGTATCCTAATGAAGCATACTTGTAATAGAATGGTTCTTCAGGATCATCAAAATTTAGATAACGTTTGCCATCAATTTGATTTAGATAAAACTGAATGTGATGGTTAGACTTAGTAAACTGATAAAGAGTGTTAACCATCAAGTATGGAACAGTATTATGTTTAAAAAAGTATTGCAGTTGTAATGCATACGTGGCACTCAAAACTTCTAGGAAGATTTCATTCTTAATAATGAAATCGGTATAAGTCTCATAGATATCACGTTCATCGGAATTGCCCGGACGATTACCATGTTGAATCTGCAAATAATCGTTTGTAGTTTCTGAAGTCCAATCAGCAAATTCGTTCTGTTCATTATACCAAGTTGGTCTATGGAAAGGTGCTTCCATACGTGAACTATTGGCCCATCCAATCAAAACAAATACATCTTGTGTTGCTGGGTCATAGAACTTATCGAACCATTCTAGGACACTTCGTGTAATTGCGCCATTAGATGCGCCTCGCATTGCGATGTTGATGGGCCTACGGTCCATACGTAATGCTAATTGATTTCCAAAAGCATGCTGTCTGTTATAGGCACTATCCATAGTGCCATCAATTTCAGACCCAGCCGGATCACTTCCACCTGCAACAAGTAAAATCTTTTCTTTCATATTCTATTCCTTAAAATGCCTTGAGGATTACCATGTCTACATTGAAGCGTCCGTTAGGTACTGCTTCGACTGCCTTGATATCCTTGAAATACTTACGTGCGGCCGGCTTGCTACCCGTAAGAGCCTTTAGTTGTTCTGCAGGCTTACGCAATGTTTTCATACCACTTTGCTTTTTATCAAAGCCAATGAGAGTGTTGCCCTTTACAACTAGGCACTTGCTATATTCATCTGCAATATAGTGATGCATCTTACGCTTTTTAGTATCGTAGACCCACGCCTCTGTTGAATTATGCAACTTGCTAGGATGTAGACTGACAATATCAATCTTTTGTGCATCGTCCTTGAACGCCTTGCAGTACTTGAGTTTACTAACAATTTTCTCGACAGGTACAGCCTTACGTGCGCGGGGCTTCTTAGCAACCTGCTTGACAGAGATATATCCGTTGAGGTCAGCGATGATGCTATCAATGAACTTGATAACATTCTTGACCTGAGTCTTGCTCATGAAACTATATGCTTCATTCAATTGGTCACACTTGCCTGCCTGCAACTCAACATATTCAGCACGAATCTTTTCCCAATTGTTAATATGAGGTGCTACATGCTGTGGCAATACGTTTCGTTCCTGAAACTCTGACATAACTTTGTTCTTAGTGTCAAAGTCTTTAGGATAACCGTTACGGTGATAGTCATCAAAGAATGCATCTAGTTCGGCAGCCGCCTGACTAGCACGTTCACGCATCACTTCCTGAATGTTCCTGCGCTCGGCTACAGGCTTCTCAGTAGCGGCTTTCTTTTTAGCCGCTTTGTCTGCCGATTTTACGGCTTCTACTAGACTATCAATTTGCACTTGCAGGCGAGCCTGCTGACGCTCATCTAGTTTAAGTCCACGCAAACTCATTCGGGCAAGCCAGCCCAATGAGGTCATAATGTTAAGTTCGGGTGCCCGACTAACAATTTTTGCAATATCCTTTTTGTTATTATGTTCAAGGTAGGCTACTAAAAAGTCTTTAGCCTCTTTACTCCCATAGAATTTGGAGTACCAGTTGAATGCTTCAGTCAGAGAAATGGTTTTTTCTGATGTAAAATGTGGTTCGGGTCCGTAATACTGAAAGTCAGGATCCCTGGGGTGCAAATCCTTTACAATCCCAGCAACACCTGAGGCTGCGTGGGCTTTGGTTTTTTGCTTTGCAATGCGGGTCATGCGAGCCATTGATATCTCCGTAATTTCACAATACTTATGCAGTATACACTAAGGCTGAAATAATGTCAAGCCTTTTCCGATAAATACTTATATGCCAAAGTTATCACTCTATCGCCCAAATAAGCAAAATGACTACCGATTTATGGATAGAACCATATCGGAACAGTTGACGGTTGGCGGAACCGATCTATATATTCACAAGTATTTGGGTCCAAATAGCAATTTTCCATCAGTTGACCCTACTCAGCCTCAATATGATATTTTGCAACCAACCAACATTCAAGATTTATTGTTCTTAGAAAACAGAGACAGAATCTATGATAAAAACATTTATAGATTGCGTGGGCATTATAATGTACAAAACCTAGACTTTGATTTAAGTCAGTTTGGATTGTTCTTAAACAACGATATCATTTTCGTTACAGTGCATTACAATGACATGATTGATATTATTGGCCGTAAATTAATGGTGGGTGACGTACTTGAGTTACCTCACTTACTAGATTATAATCCGTTAGACGAAAAGATTCCAGTTGCGTTAAAACGTTTCATGCAAATCACT